AAAATAACCAAATATCTATATAGAAACTAAAACGATATTTATGGTAATTTATATATAGCACACAAGAACAATAAAACCCAGAGTCCTACCTCCTAGGGGGTCCTGTTCCATGAACCAGTGCATTTCCACAGACTTTCAAATGCACAAAGAAGATGTACAAATTTTAAAAAGCAAAATCACACTCTCTAGGCAAATAACCTAATGATTTACATTGTAGAATAGCTGCGGACAAGATAACATTACTCTCCTCTGGCTTCATCTTCTTTTCAAGTGCCAAAAGTAACACAGCCATAATGTTACACGGCAGAATTCCTTCTCGTGTAGCAAAGACCAATCTCTTGCCATTGTCCAAAGCACACCTCAGTTTTTTCCGAAGCTCAGATGTGGGACGCTTGAGGTTCTCATCCATCCAAGTTGACGTTGGCAAGCCACCTCTTCCTGTCCCAACTGGCCAATTAACAGCAATAACTCCCTCTGGTAAACGCCCATGTGGATACATTGTTTGACACAAAATCCACACTTCATCATTCTTAGCTGTTTTAAAGCTTTCATGTGCCAAATTGGCAGTTCTCACCGTGGGTGTGATTTCTATTCCCCTCTGCTCTCCTTGGGGTGCCAATAAAGGTCCCAAGTTCTCCTTCTGTAGAAGCATGCTTATGCTATCACTCGAATCTGGTAGATACTTTCCTCTATTTCCAGCATACCACGCTTCTATCTGAGCAACCGTTTGTAAATCACTTGGCTCCAACCATGAAATTCTCTGAAGTGCCTTTCTTCTGAGCGCAGCACACTCATTCTTGTCCCACATGAACAGCTCGCGTAAAACAGTCACGAGATTTGTCTTATAGGCTTCATGCTTTTCGAGATTGTTGGCATTCACATAATGAAGCTGTGCCCACAAACTCTCCTTATCCTCTGGAGCATCCCAATACAAACCTCGGTTTTTAAAACCTCTCTTGAGAAAGTCACAGTCCTCCAAACGCCGAAATTGTAGAAATGGGCTTGTTTTGTCCTTCCCGTCAGTGATAGTGATATGGAGAGTGGCTAAAAAATCCTTCAATCGTTTTCCATCAAAATAGGGCTTAATGACCTCACTCACCGACAGCAAATTGTCATCTCCATAGACAACCATGCTCACATATTCATCGAAACTCACCGGAATCATATCGGGTATCTTCTGAGAGCGCAAGATTGCCTTGAAGCTGTATCTAATTAAAATCTCATTGAAAATGGAATTGCATATCACGGTGAGAGGAAAACCAGATGGAATACCACACTCAACCTTCCATACTGTGTTTTTACAAATGGCATATCGAGAACAACAAGCCATTAGCAAGTGCTCTCGCTTTCGTTTGGAACTCTCACTACCACCACAGAAATTGTTTATCATGTCAGACATAGCCTTCATTACTTGCTTGGAAAGCAACCCATCGAAACTACTGTAATCACAGCACAAGATGTTGTTGCCCTTTCTCTTTAAACGCATTGCTAGATCCGTCCACTCCATGCCATAAGGATTAATCCCAACCTGACATGGTAGCACATTCCTGTTTCGCATAATAAAGCGGACAAAAGTCAAGAACCTTCTACGCACCAACAAATTGTATTCCATTGGTAAAATAGAAAAACAACGTGTCTTAGGCTTCTCAAATATCTTCCGATGTGGCAGTTTCTCATCTTTGGGGCACTCTATTCCAATTAGAGTTGGAACTTCATTCTCCAGCTGGGCCTCCATAATGTCAAGAGCTTCTGACACACTGGTTCCTGGAATCAGCATCATTTCCTCAGAATCACCTTCCACAAAACGTATTTTGCCTTTCTCACCATGTGCTCGGGACAAGATATGAGGAAATCCTTCTGATGTTGCGAGTGGAATTCTATCCATATAGTCAACATCTTTGACTCCATTGATGGCTTGTTCCAAACTAACTTCCTCAAACGTTTCTCCCTCTTCTTTACAATCCAGCCAGCTCTGCTCAATCTCCTCACAAACCTCCACCAGCAACTTGTTGTCCAAAACACCCATAGGATCTTTGTATTTTAAAATGCCAGCCTTGAATGGATCATAGTCGGTTTGGCCGGACACCTCCAAACGAGGATCTTCACTAGACAGGATGCTGGGGTACTTATCACAGGGCGTGTCCAGGTGCCACTCAACAGGTGTCTCAACCAGAGCTGTTTTTGTGGGTAAGGGAATGTGAATGCCTTTCTGTAACATAGCAACCTTTTCTATGCCCTCACCTTCTTTCTCCGCAAATGGCAGGTAGTCAAAATACTTCTGAGCATGTTGTGCTTGAACTTTCTTAACAAGTGGGGGCAACAAACAAGCATATCCTTTGGTACCGCCAGAGCCAGCTACATGAACACCAATAATCTTGAACGTCTTGTTCACTTCAGCCACAATCAAGGAACCACAATCGTGGTTAACTGTAGGTGCCGTGTACTCCAAATAGCGTGGGAGAACACGTGAGTACTCTCCTTCCTGCACCATAAGTGATTCTGAGCGTGTTCTCACATCTATATCAGCCCACTCTGGATTTGGTTGTCCCGTGCTGCTCTTCCTCTTACATGAAAGAAACAACGCTTTGAAAGAATCTTGCTGAATCTGTTCAAAATCCCACTCAAACAGGTCCCAACACGTATGCGCTATATCCTGGAGAGCACTATCTTCGTACACGCAAAGCTCACTTTCCTCAAAATAATGCATATTCTCAGGCTTGTAAAACAAGGGCTGAGAACCACTAGCTGTATGTATCCGCACTTGAATTGGACGTTCTATTGTACGAAAGAAATGAGAATAACCGATGAAGCGTCTTCCAGGCACCATTGCAATCTGAGCTTCCGTGTGCCCGTATTGCCAGCTTGCCTTGATGCGATCAAAAATCATTGCTGTTGCATGGCTAATAGGCATGTCTCCCTGTGCCCAAGCTCGCTTGGTGATGGGAACGTTTCTGTACTTGTACTGCGCCACATCATACCGATTAGGTTTCCTACTTTGTGCAGTGGCTCTAGCTCCTCCATGTTCATGGCCAAAGTGGGTGGCAGCAGTCACTCCCAAGGCAGCTACGCTACCTGTTCCCTGGAGAACTCCCATCAACTTCCAAAGTCCAGCTCCAAAAAGTGATGTGAGTAAAACTCCGACAACGATCTTAAGTCCCATTGGCCACTCGCTTATTTCCTTGCTATACAACGTGTACATGGTATCCTGAATTTTCTCAATTATGCCATCATACCACTTAACAGAGGAACATCGATCTTGGAGAACTCCCATTCCGCACAATACAACTTTGTGCCAGCCTGCCATAGAATCAAAAGTGGATCGCATTAACGCGTGTTCCCTTTCATTTCCAAAGGTGCCGATATAATTCATTTTGTCGTCATAGAAGTCCTCTCTAGCTAAGTCTTTAAGATGCATCTTCACAATCAAGTCTGTTTCCTCATTGTACCTCAACATCTCATACATCCTCCGCAGAAAATCCATTGACTCTACTTCCTTTGCAAGGGCCTTCGGATCCTCAAGCGATTCAGCTATTGTTTGAATTCTTCCTTCTGGGCTAACGTAATAGCTCCAGAGTTTTCCTTTTCGCCTGTAAGTAACAAGGGGCACAAACTGAGTTTTGGTTCTCTCCTCGAAGATAACATCAACCATCTTGTCCGGAAGATTCCGTCTAATAAGTGTGTGCATCAAGAACTCGAAGTTTATGAAGTCTCCGTCTGCCTTTGGCTCTTCCAAGCTGTTGGCGAGATTTGCTGTTTGCTCATTTTCGTGCTTCTCCCATCTCTCCAGACAGTATGAGAACAGGTCACCATAGGTATGGAACTCGGCCTGCACAACATACGTGCCGTTGTCGTATTTCAAAATCTGGTAGATCTGGTTTTCCGTGAAGTCATGCATGTTGTACGGCTTGGTAGCATCCAGCTTAACATTTATCAAAACATGCCTCCTATTGCGGAAAGCTTGGTTATCTTGCAGTTTGCTTTCAGGGCTTGCTTCCAACAAATTGGAAGAGCAAAAGATGAACTTTGAGTCAAACATCATTCCTTTTTCCTCAATGGCAGCCATAGTTAGAGGCAAAGGTGCACTCGATACCAATGGTATCATCTGAGCTTCCATAGAAGGATCGCAAGTGACAGCTCCAAAATCATCAATACTCACAATAGGTTGTCTTCGGTATCCGCTCCAGTATTGATCAATGGGATTTCTACTGTAAACAGTGTCTTTCCCAAGACCAAAATGGTTCTGGAAATCTGTGATGAGTTTATCTACAACCAACGTCTTACCAGTTCTAGATTCTCCGTAAGCATACACAACAAAAGGAATCCTCCTCGTTGCTTTCACTCCCTGACACAAGGACTCTCGTAGCAGTTTTTCCACCGACTCGACGCCTCGTGTAACTGTATTTGCTAAAACTGGGGAAATGCGGCTGGTGACTTTTAGCACTTTGGAACGCATATCATGCCCTTTCTTAACCAGGGCTTGCATTTTCATGATGTCATCCTGGGAAGAATAAGCTTTTGCCAAATACGAATCTTGACATTCTGCAATATCTTTCAGCCACTGGTCGACATCTTCCTCGAACATCAGGGATGCATCACGCAAAAATCTAGATTCCATTCCAAATACCTTCCAAATGAAATCTTGTAAAATTCCGAAGAGTTTTCCTGCCATTGCCTTCAGGTTTCCAGCGCATGTACTAATTTGGTTCACTGCTTGGCAGGTTTTTCCCATAGACAACAATGTTGTCTCACAGAAAATTCCAAGCGCAGTAGCAGCGCTTTCTAACAACTCAACTGGACCTTGTAACACAGCAACGCAGGGCGCGCCAAACATGGCAGTAACAGCAGCTGAAACCACTCCAGCAAGAACTGAAATCATTGTTATCATTGGCGTTGGGTCCTCCTTCTTCTTAAACGACATAAATGCCCCAGTCAGAGCAGCACTTGACAAAAAAGCTTCGACAAGTCCACGATTGGGGGCCAACAAATTTGTGGCAACCAATATTTTTTCCACAATGCCAATAACACAGCTGGCCGTCAAAATGGACACTCCATAATAAAACAATTCACGAGCTCCTTTTAAAAACCAGCGCATTGCCTCTATGGATTCCTGTACCCATACGGTAACTTTATCCCAGATATTAGAAATCCAGGAACAGGCCTGCATTGCCATAGGACACCATTCAGCAACCACCTCTTCAAAGCGCGCTCGAATACCATCAATAACCTTGTTAGTTGACCATGAAATGGCCCTATCCAGGGTGGATGGAATGTAATTAGCCAAGCTGTGTAAACAACTTTTGAGGCCTTGTAGCTCGAAATCTTCGTCCCCTTCATCATCAAGTGTGCATGCACTAAACTCAAGGACCATGTCCAAGTAAGTACCATAGCAAACATTTATGTATTTTCTAAGGCGGGTGATTCCAGCATTTCCTGTCACCAGATCACAGAGAAACTGATGATAATCTTCGAAAATAAAATCAGCAGTCTCCACTGTGCGTGGCACATGTGCCATGGCATTCCTATGCATAACAAATGCCCCATAACCCAAGCACAGCAGATCAAAATGGTGCTGTCTTAGGCGCTCAAGACGCTTGGTAACCGGGAAATCAGGATCAAAAGTGTTCACTCGAACATAACACTTCAGAAGCCATGTAACATGTTTGTCTGTAACGTACGGGATCAGAGCATAGCTCTGTTGATCTCGATCCAAAGTAACACAGGCCATTATTTTAATGGCTTAAAGCCTGCGGTATGTTTGAACCAAGCAAATGGGTGACGGTGTTTACAAGCAATATCTGATATTCCTCTTGTAAAGGGCACAGCAATGATGTAAACGCAGAACAACTAACAACACTTAAGTTCTCAATGACAATCTAAGTAGCAAGCACACAATGGCTTGCCCAAGAAAGCTTGGGAAAACGCGTGACAAATTTCCAATCTCAATAGTAGTCTGAGAGGTTTCTGAGCCCCTTACCTACCTTCACAAGTAATTGAGAATGTAACTGTAACTGGTCGGACACTGGTCCTGATTGCGGTTTATCAAAATTTCAATAAAATTTTAATA